ATGGGGATTTCCGAAGCGGTTTTCGGAAGTCCCCTATTATTTTCAAGGAGAATTTTTATGAGAAATATATCTTCGGCAGAGCTTTTAAAAGAATGGACGGCAGGCTGGAACGTTGGAAACTCACTTGATGCCTGCAAATGCGGCGGACTTGGATCGGAAGAATCATGGCACAACCCAAAGGTAACGCAGAAACTTATCGACGGCGTTATTTCGACCGGAATAAACGTTATCCGTGTTCCTGCGACCTGGTCAAATCATCTTGATGAGAACTATAATGTTGATGCGGCTTGGCTTGACCGTGTTCAGGAAGTTGTTGACTACGCTTATAAGCGAGGAGTTTTCGTAATTCTCAACACTCATCACGAAAACTTCCTTTACACTTCGCAGGAGAATTATCCAAAGGCATCGGAGATACTTATTCGCATTTGGGAGCAGATATGCGAGCGTTTCGGCAATTATGGCGAACGTTTGCTTTTCGAGGGGCTTAACGAACCCCGAAAGAACGGTGCGCCCGATGAATGGCACTGCACGGACGAAGAAGCTTTTGACGTTGTGAACAAGCTTAATACAGACTTTGTAAAGACGGTTCGTTCGGGCGGCGAAAAAAATGCTATCCGTCATCTTGTTCTTGCGACCTACTGCGGAGCCTGCACAGACGAGATAATGCGCTCGCTTGAAATTCCCGATGATGACAAGGTGATCGTAAATGTTCACTCGTACATTCCGTGGAATTTTGCGGCGGAAGAAAACGGTTTGGAGATTTTCAACGAAACTGCGGAGCTTGATGCGACATTCGGGTATATGAAAAAATATGTTATTGACAAGAATGTTCCGCTCATTATAGACGAGTTCGGTGCTGTTGACCGCGGAAACACGGCAGAGCGAATCAAGTATCTTGAATACTTCAAGTCAAAGGCAGATGCGCTCGGCATAAAGTATCTTTGGTGGGACAACGGCTACAGACGCAGCTTTGCGCTCTTTGACCGCAAGAACGGAAAGCCTTATTTCAAGGATATTGTTGAAACTCTTGTAAAGTAATTGTGAGAAGTGTGCATTATTTCAGATTTTTACGAAATAATATATGCATAATGACAAAAGTAAAAAAAGCTATTGACAAATTATATCAAATTTGATATAATAAATAAGCGCTGTGAGAAAGCATTAAATATTTTCACAACACTTTGAGTTATTAGCTCAGTCGGCAGAGCATCTGACTTTTAATCAGAGGGTCTGGGGTTCAAATCCCCAATAGCTCACCAGTTTAAAACCCCGTCAAACAGCGTAGGCACGTTGTTTGACGGGGTTTACTGTTTTTGTAAACCACCTGCACAAATTCACATAAAGTCAGTAGTACGACAATTTTTTATCAAAACAGAAAATCCCACTTGTTCCGAAAAACAAGTGGGATTTTTCATTGGCACCCCCTGGGAAGTGCCGTTTGTACTTGTCAACATATCTGTAATGGCAACATAATCTTCTGCCATGCTGTTTAATTCATCTCTCGCAGCTTCGGTAGGAGCAAGTACGATTTTTACTATATCACCGTCATCGGGATTTTCACTGTCGTACACATATATTCTCCAGATGAACTTCTGCACTATACGTTTCTGCTGATCTCTTGGCAGCTTGGATATATCAGAGAAGTTCTTTGCCATCTCTCGGACTTCTTCAAATGTTCTTCCGTTATTATCTGCAGCAGCCTCTATCTGAACTATCTGTTGGTCGATCTGCTTTTTCTGGGCGCTTAATTCCTTTACGGCGCTTCGCAGTTCATCGCTGTCAACTCCGTCGAGTATTGCTTTTGTTCCGTTATCTATCTTCTTCTTTATATCTGCGGAACGTTTTCGGAGTATAGCCGCTCTTTCGTCCATGAAGTGGTTCTGACTATCATCATATATCTTCTCGGAAACACGATCAAGGATTTCGTCCGAAAAGAACAGCTCGTTAAGCTGTCTTATGACCTCTGCTTCGAGCTTATCACAGCGAATAGAATGTTTACCGCATATCTTTGACTTATGACCGTTGCAGCTGTAATACGAATAGCTGTACTCTTTACGGTAACGTGTTTCGCCGTACATTGACTTTCCGCAATGTCCGCAATAGACCTTACCCGATAACAAATAGTCATGTACAGCAGCGTTTCTTGCGCCCTTACGTTTATTCTGTTCCATAAGCTTCAAAACCTTTCGATATTCTTCTTTGGAGATTATTGCAGGAAAAGCATTTTCCACACGAATTACTTCGGAATCGGATTTATAGGCATGGCGATTACGCTTTCCGTTCTTTGCTTTTGCCATGTGGTTATAAATGAACGAACCTGTGTATTTTTCGTTCCGCAGGAGGTCATACATACTGTTTCTGACGAACAGCGTCCCCCTCTTGGTTCTGTATCCCCTTCGGTTAAGCTCGTCACATATCGCCGTATAGCCGTTTCCTTCAAGGTACATATCGAATATAAGGCGTACTGCCGCCGCCTCTTCGGGATTGATTATGTAATGTCCGTTGCTGTCAAGGTCATAGCCTAAAGGCGGTATCCCTCCTGTATGCTTTGCTTGGTAGGCATTTTCTTTCAAACCTCGCATTGTTTCGATAGCGAGGTTTGCGGAATAATACTCGTTCATACCCGTGATAACGAACATCATCATTCGTCCCTCCGGGGTCTGATCGAGTTTTTCGCGAACGGAAACGAATTCTATCCCAAGTCGGGCAAGTTTTTCCGTGTTTACGATAGTATCAGAACCGTTTCGGGAAAAACGGGAAAGCTCATACACCATAACAGCCTCGAACTTTCCTGCTTCGGCATCAGCCATGAGCTGGGCAAAACCGTCACGCTTGTGTGCGTTCTTGTAACCGGAAAGAGCCTCGTCTTTATACACGGCTACAATGTCATATAAACCCGTCTGCTGTGCATAATAACGACAGGCTCTTATCTGTTCGTCAATACTCTCCGCCCGTTGATTATCAGAGCTGTAACGAGCGTATATTGCGGTCCTTTTCATTTTTTTATCACTCCTTGACATTTTCAAGAAGCTGTGGTACAATTAAACTTGCTTAAGGTTGTGGTTATACCGCAGCTCTTTCCCGTTCGGTGTTGGCGCACCGGGCGGGATTTTTTTATACTGATTGCTCTTGTTTTATTTTCATCGAAACCCTATATTGTTCTGCATCTGGAACATCAATGAATTCTACAGTTTTATCATAATTTGCTTTTACAACTGCCTTTATTTCATCAAGAGTTACATTAAAAAACTCTCTTCTTTGGTTGACCATATTTACCTTTTTGTCCTCAAATGCTTTATGTAATGCAGCTTCGAGGGATGGTGCATCATCGGTAAAAATCATTGCATGTACATCAAAATTAAACGGTACGGAAGCATCTCCAAGTTCGTCTACACGTTCCATCGGATCCAGTCGCCTTGTCATTCCGATTTTATATACGTTTTCTCCGAAAGCACCTATATTGGAAATAACATATACATAGCCGGCACGCTTATTAGCTTCTCTGTAATCGACATCTTTAATCGACTTATCGATCTCCTCTGCCTTAGTTTCAAGCTCTTGCTTTTTCTGCAATAAATCCTGATTATTGGGGTCATTTGACAACTGGAGGTTAAGTTTTGCAAGGGCATTAAGGTAGTGAGTCTGCTCTTTTTCAAGCTTCTTACGTTCTTCTTCTATCTCTTTCTGAAGCCTTGCTTCCTCACGCATTTGCGCTCTTAACGCTTTTTGTTCTTCTTTCTCTTCCTGCTTCTTCTGGGCATATTCAAATGCAAGTGTCAGTTCATCTATTTTCAGCTTCATATATTGTTCAGTAATTGCTACATTCATTACTTTTCCAAGCTTAGAAATTGCCTTATTCGAAGACTCTATTCTTTTTACATAAGCTTCAAAGTTATTATACTTAACTTTTGAAACAAGCTCATCACATTCGCCGTTGAATGCCCTAAGAAGCAGTTTTTTCATATCATTGACCATTTTTAGACCGGCTCTATTATCTCCGTTAACGCTCCAATTAGTAGCCCCTGTAACAGCTTGGTCGTTTTTTATAAGAGATTTTTGGTTCTCTCGTATGAAATCAAGCCTATTTCTATACTCATCAGAATTACAGAAATCATATTGCGGAGTATAAAGACCAAACGATTGAAATAGTATCTCATCATCAAGTTGAATAATTTCAGATTGTTTCTGTTTTATTTCAACTTTCATTTTCTGAACGTCATTTAAATAACTTTCTCTTAACATTTCAGCATCATGCTGTTCCGAACGTATCCGATCAAGTTCTTTTAACGCAGCATTCACTTCCAAAAGTTCAGGGGTTAGCAAGCCATTTAGCCTTTCGATCTCACTTTTTAGTTCGCCGTTTTCCGAAAGAAGCCTCTGATTCTCTTTTGCTTTAAACAAATCACCTAAGCCCACACTTATTCCTCCATAGTATAATAAATTCAACGCCATATAAGCGTAGTTAGATTTATTATACTACAATATGTGGCAAAAATCAACAGTTTTGGGCAGAAATATCAAAATAAAATCAAATACATTATATCTTCCCAATAACTTTTCCTATGACCTCGCATCGGTCATTCTCACCTATCCTGATGATGCCATACTTCTTGTTGTGGGAAACAAGTCCCTCGGGACTATACTCTTTGATATAACCCTGACCGTTGAGAACGAAGATACCGATCTCTCCGACATTCAGCTCCGTTGTGCTTTCCACAAGAACTTTGTCGCCATCGTGATAGGTCGGTTCCATACTGTCGCCCGATATGCGGAGAATAAAGTCCGCACGTTCTGTAAGCGGTGTTTCGTCTACCGTTACTTCAACGCACCGTCCGTCATTGAGATATTCACCCGTGCCTGCGGAAACTGCGTCCTCATACATTGTAAGGACAAGGCAGTTCGTCTGATAGACCTCGTTCTGCTCCTCGGAGCTGTGCTTATATTCTTCGTCAAGGACAAAATCTACTATCTTTTTACCGTGTTCGTCAAGAGCACGGTATTTTTTTATGTGGTTTTGTTCCTGTAATGTTAATTCATCTGTATTATTATCATCAAGCAAATCGCTTAATTTACAATCCAATGCCCCGCAAATAAGTTTCACTGTTTCAAGCTTTGGATTTGTATTGCTGCCCGATGTGATTTTATCCAAGCTACTAATTGAAATGCCTGTAATATCCGAAATATCCTTATTAGTGAGATTTCGGATTTTCTTATAATCATTAATCTTTTCAAGTCCCATATAATCACCTCTCAATGATAATATAACACTCTCTTACCTTTTTGTCAAGAACAAATCATCATTTTATTGAAGTTTTTTTCAAAAAAGGTATTGACAACATCATTTTATTGTGGTATATTATAAACACAGACATCAGTTAAATGATGTTTACAAGGAGGTGACAGTATTTTGATGATGAACAAACCCTATTATCCATATCTTGAAGCCGAAATATCTAAGAACGGAATCAAGAAAAAGGATATCGCCGACAAACTCGGCATTACTCCCCGTGCTTTCAGCGATAAAATGACGGGACGTGTTGACTTCTGGTGGAAAGAAGTCAGAGTTGTTCAGAACTTCTTCCCCGAAGTCCCTGCCGAAAAACTTTTTGAACATGAAAGGAGTTGAGAATGTGGAGGACCAGGTAATAAGCTTTTCAACCGAAGGATATGGCAGAATATTCTTTTTCAGTTCAAAGAGCCTTCTCGAAAATGCAATTGCCGCCAATCCCGATATGGAAGCAATAATCGGACTTGACAGCAATTCTCAAAGTATTGACGGCGTTTTCGCCGCTTTACAGAGGGTCAGCCCACCGGAGGATAAGTAGGCTCTGTTTCATGATTCCATTCAAAAATAATCTGTTGAGGCTCTTTGCCCGAATAAACGACTTTCACAAATTTCCAACCATAATTTGTGTGCTGCTTAATCAAGCTCTTGATCTGATCAGCAGACGGAATTTCGTTTTCAACATTTAAATTGAATGTGTATTGCATAATTTCATCCCCTTTCACTGTAAATTTACATAATTATACAACAAGTGGGGGTATTAGTCAAGAAAGGAATTGAGATAAATGACCAAAGAAGAATTTGAACGCAGACTTCCCGACTGCACAAGAAAGCCGAGTGATGAAGAATTTGAGATCATACAGTTCGTTTATAACTATCACCCTGCTTTTAACCGCAACTGTACAAACGCCAAGGAAAAGGCAGCAAATCTTTACTTTGAATACGGTATGCGTGTTATCTGCGATATGCAGGAAACCGCAAAGCGTATGCAGGAGATCGAGGACGAGCAGAGGTCGCTCAGGCTCAGACTGGACAGGCTGAAAGACGAAGCCAATGAACTGGCTATGCTGTGAAAGGAGTTTCTATGACATCAGAAGTTATAAACAAAACCGAGGTCAACAACGAAGAAGTAATTGCTTTTCTCGCAAAGATACTCGGCCCTCTCATTGAGGAAGAATTCAGAAAGGAAGGTGAGAAAAATGTCTGAGGTCAAAATTCCCGAGATCGAGGGCAGAACGCCCGATAAGGTCGTATATTCCGAAAGTGGAAGGCGTATCGAGATGTACGGAAAGCCGTCTGCGGAGGCTTGTGCGGAGGTTCTGTTCCGCATCATCAAGAAGAAAACCGAGGAGGTCAAAAACGATGTATAAAATAATAATGTGCATCATCGTAGCGGTTGTCGTTATGCTCCTTATCCTGCAGTTAGCGGAAAATGCCGCACTCTGTTTCACGGACGAAGAAAAACGACAGATCAAAGTCGCTGTAAAACAGCTTATAAACAAAATTTACGAAAGGTTAGGTGGTCTTTTATGAGCAGCCGCAAGTCATGCCAAGGGTGTACGTTTTATCGTCCTCTCAGCACAGGTCACGAAATGGCTTGTCATTACATGCTTATGACCGGAGAAAAGAGAGGCTGTCCTCCCGAAAACTGCACAAAAAAAGAGCCCTATCGGCGGCAACCGAAACAGGCTCAAAACACTAATGTTCAGCCTTATTATAAGGCATAAGAAAGGATTTGTCAAGTATGAATGATATAAAATATGTACTTATCGTATCGCAGTATTACTATTCGCACCACTGCTTCGTGGTTTCTGCCGAGGAAGAAAGCTACCGTGAAAAGGCTCTCACGCTCATTGAGAAGCTTGAGGACTACAAGCGTGATGACGATGATGAACGTCCGTATCATTACGGTTCGTTCCGTGACAGGGCTTACACGGAGATCAGCGGACGTTGGAACGTCAACGATGCAGGTGATATTTATTTTATCCCCTGCGGTTCGGTGACGGAGGCTTTGCAGAGAGCCGAGGAGTTCAATTCGGAGCTTAACAAAACGCAGTGGCTTAAAGGCAGAGGGTTAAAGGCTGCACAGCGCAAGGTAATTGAGAAGAACATTGACGAGCATCATCTGTACAGCTGCACGGCAAAAATTGTCGGCGAATGTTTTGCGGTTTTGTGAGGTGCGGTATGAGTATGAAATATGATGCAGGCATGACACAGTATCACGGCAACATTGCGACTGCAATAAAGCGTATGTGCAGGCATGACAAGACTGCTATGAAACTTGTAAAAGATGCATCGCCAGCCCCTTTGAGAGAACACCTTAAAAAATCATACAAGTATAACGGTGCAGGCGATGCAAGCTCATTTTATCAAGGCAGTCCAAAAGACATGAAAATAGAATTCAGCGGTGAATCTATAATATTATCATGGTCGCAGGTTGCAAAATTCATTCGCGATAATCCGTCAGAGATATTTGATGACTATAATGCGCTCCCCGATCAGCCTGTCTGTGAGTGCAACACGGAAAACAACAAGACCTATCTCGAAGTATTCCGTGAGCATTACCCGAACGTGAATGTTGGTATTCTTTACGAAGAGTATTGTCCGGAAGAATTTTTTGAAAATGGCACAGGAGCTAATGACGGAGAATGTCAAGAGAACTGCTGTTTCTGTTGGAGCACACCTGCCAAAAGTGAATGGTCTGAAAGTGAGGGTCATTATGTTCCCGAAGAATGGAAAGCGGCTGAAACAGACACAGAAGAATTCAGCGATGAAGAACTTGAACAGGACAGAGCTGCTCTGAAAGACGCTATTGCCGATGTTAGCGAAAAGCACATAGACTGCCCTTACTATAAAAAAGGTGCTGCACTCAACTATATAGGTTACGGAGCAGTACATTTTGAGTGTCAGAAACACGAAGAGAAGTTCTCTGACCCTCATAAACTGAAAGTGTTTATCAATAACCATTGCTACAACAGCGTATGGTGTAACTACTGTCAAGAGCAAAAACCGCAGGACAAGCCTGCCGAACTCCCCACCGTTCAGCCCGAACGTGCGGCGGAGGTTGCCGAGAAGTTCAACTATGCGGTACTTACCGCCGAGCTTGGCGACTATCTCCGTCACAAGGAAGAACAGCTCCGCAACGAATATATGAACTTCACGGCGAACTGCGGAAGAATTTTTGCCGAGGCGCAGGAAAGGCTTGCAAAGCACGGTTTTGGCGAGAACAACGGCGTTTTTGACAAATGGATTTCTTCTATGGGGTTTGCAAAACCGACAGTTTATAGAATGATAAGCGTATATAACTTCCGTTCGTCTCAAATTGAGACGAACGAACAGGCACAGCTTTTTGACAGCCTCTCAAAATCCTTGCAGTATGAAGTTGCAAAGCCTTCTGCTCCTCCCGAACTTGTCGAACAGGTAATGAACGGTGATATCACCACCCACAAGGAATACATCGAACTGAAAAAGCAGCTTGAAGAAGCTAAGGAAAACCTTGAAATTAGCAAGGACGATGCTCAGAAAGCGGAAGAACGTGCCGAATATGCCGAAAATGCGAACTCAAAGCTTTCCGTTAAAAACTCCGAGCTTGAACGTCGTGTAAAGGAACTGGAGAGCAAGCCCGTTGATGTGGCAGTTCCCGACGAGGAAGAGATCGAGCGCCTTTCGCTGGAGAAATCGAAAGGACTTCTCCGTGCAAAGGATATGGAATGTGACAGGCGTTTGCGTGAGATGCAGGACGAGAGCCGTGACAAGGACAAGGAGATATCAGAGCTGAAAGAGCGGCTCATAACTATCGGTGAAAACTCCGAACAGATAGAGAATTTCTTTGAAGATATGTACAATGACGCTTACAGAGCGCTGAAACGATGCTTTGAATTTGTTTCGGAAAGCGGCTTCACTCCGCAGACTGTGAACAAGCTCCGTTTAAGGCTGAACAGCTTTTCGGGCGTTGTAAATGATTTTATCGAGGAGATGCAGCAATGAACGATCACGGTTTTGAAACGGCTGTAAAAAGCTACGAATCACAGTGCAATGATGAGCCTGCAAAGCCTGCTGCTCATTGCGCAAAATGCGGTCGTCCTCTTTATGAGGGTGACGTTATATACAAGGTCATCGGCGAAATTTTCTGTGAAAACTGCTGTGAAAGGACGTGGCTCTGATGGCTGATTTTTCGAGCGGTGTTAAAGACTATGTTATCGGCACGGCAAAGGTGCAGAATTTCTTCCCCGTTGACTTCAAGGGCAATATGGACGTATGCTGCCGTCAGTGCCGATTTTTCCACATAAGCAGCAGAAGATGTGTACTTAACGAGGACGTTATCCCCTATCCCGATAAGCATATCGGACCGATGTGTCCTCTTGAATTTGAAGGGAGAGATGAGTAAATGCTGATATATTTTAAAGGACTTTTCGGCACATATCTTACTGTCAGATCAGAAAATATCATAGCATTTGAAACAAGATGTGACGACGAACTCGGATATGTAAATGTTCTTGCAACGCTGTCTTCGGGCGATATCAAGTGCGTAGCTTCGTTTTTCTTTGACCTTAAAAGCCCTGAAGACAAAAAAGAAGCCCGTCTTTTTGCAGGAAAACATGTCGACAAATTATCAAAGCTTCTGACTGTAAGTGTGGAATTTGCCGTAGTTGATCCGGACGGTTCTATCATATTATCCGACGGAAGGAGTTTTTAACAATGGGAATACCCGTACTTATCATAGGCAAATCGGGAACGGGCAAGACTTCGAGCCTGCGGAACTGCGTGAACAGCAGCAGGTTCGGACTTATCAAGGCTATCAACAAGCCTCTGCCCTTCCGAGGAACTATCCCGTCGATGCAGACGGACGATTACAGCAAGATACTTGCTATTCTTTCAAAGAGCAAAGCTCCGTCGATGATAATTGACGATGCAGGCTATCTTATCACGAACTATTTTATGCGGAACCACTCCAAGCACGCAGGCGGAAACGCTGTTTTCGGTTTATACAACACGCTTGCGGACAACTACTGGAATATGGTGCAGTTCATCATCGAACAGCTCCCCGAAAACAGGATCGTATATATCATTATGCACGAGGACACGAACGACTTCGGCGAGGTAAAACCAAAGACCATAGGAAAACTGCTTGACGAGAAGATATGCCTTGAAGGAATGTTCACTATCGTTCTGCGATGCGTTATCGAGAACGGAAATGAACACCGCTTTATCACCCAGTACAGCGAAGGTGCTGTAAGCAAGTCACCTATGGGAATGTTCGATGACCTTTCCATTGACAATGACCTGCTTTACGTTGACAACACCATAAGAGCCTACTATAACATTGAAACCAAGGAGGAAACCAATAATGAACAAGCCTAATGATTACGATTCCGTATCGGAATACACCTATAACACACCGCTTGAACCGGGCGGATATGTCTGCCGCATAGTGCAGGTGCAGGAAACAACTGCGCAGAACAGCGGAGCGGCTATGCTCAAGATCGGGCTTGAAATCGCCGAGGGCACTCACAAGAATTACTACACGGAAATGTTCAAAAATGACACAAGGCAGGAAAAGAAATGGCCTTGCATCGTCAATCAGCTCGTGTATGACACATCGGGCGCAACGAACCGAGGACTTAAGACATTCAATACCTGCGTTGAACGCTCAAACCCTGGGTTCAAGATCGTTTGGGGTGATGGATATGCAGGCTGTTTCAAGGGCAGGCTTATCGGCGGTGTGTTCCGCCGTGAGCAGTTCATAAGCAGCAGCGGCGAGAAGAAGTTCGCAACAAAATGCTTCTCGTTCCGAAGTGTTGAAGAGATACGCAAAGGCGTTCCCGTTCCGAAGGACAAGCTCCTCGATGATTCGGGAGCGGTCACTTCGGGCTTCAGCGCACCGTCAAACGCACCACAGACCTTTCAGCCGAATGTGCCTATTGATTTAAGCGGCTTTGAAGAGATCGTTCCGAATGATTCTCTCCCCTTTTAAGCTATGGAACTGCGTGATTATCAGATAAAAGCAATAAACGACGTTCACTCCGCTTGGGCGCACGGCTTCAAACGTCCGTGCGTCGTTATGCCCTGCGGTGCGGGAAAGAGCATAACCGTTGCGGATATGGCAAAGCGGACGACCGACAACAAAAAGCGAGTGCTGTTCCTTGTGCATCGGCAGGAGCTTTGCGAGCAGATATACAACACCTTTTTGAGCTATGGTGTTGATATGACCCTGTGCGAGATAGGAATGGTGCAGACCATTTCAAGGCGGCTTGACCGTATGATCGCGCCGTCGCTTATCATTACAGACGAGAACCACCACTGTCTTGCGGCGAGCTACCGAAAAATATATGACCACTGGAGCAATGTATGCTGCATCGGCGTTACCGCAACACCGATAAGGCTGAACGGCAGCGGACTTGGTGAAGTAAACGACTGTCTTATCATAGGTCCGACGGTTCGGGAGCTTATCGAGCGAAACTGCCTTTCCGATTTTGATTATTATGCGCCGCCCGTTGCTGACCTTTCGGGGCTTAAAACGAAACGGACGGGAGATTTTGACCCTGACGAAATAGAAAAAGCTCTCAACAAGCCGCAGATCTACGGCGACGTTATCGAATACTATCACGAGCTTGCAGAAGGGCGGCAGGCTGTCTGCTACTGCGCAACAATAAGCCACAGCAAAGCAATGGCGGCTGAATTTCGTTCCAAGGGCATTTCGGCGGAGCATATCGACGGTGACACTCCGAAAGCGGAGCGCAAAGAGATCATACGGAAATTCCGTGACGGAGAGCTGACTATCCTCTGCAATGTTGACCTTATCTCGGAGGGTTTCGACGTTCCCGACTGCTCGGCGGTGATACTTATGCGCCCGACAAAATCGCTGACGCTGTATATTCAGCAGGCTATGCGCTGTATGCGGTACAAGCCTTACAAGCGGGCGGTTATCATTGACCACGTTGGGAACGTTCACCGATTCGGACTTCCCGATCAGGACATAGAATGGAGCTTATCCCCGAAACGCTCTCCGAAGAAAACTGGCAAGAGCAAAACGGACGAAGATTTTAATATCGTTCAATGTCCGAAATGCTTTTTCACTCATCAGCCTGCGGAGGTCTGCCCGAAGTGCGGATATGTTTATCCTGTCAAAGAAGAACGCTCGCTCAAGGAATCGAAAGAGGCACGGCTTGAACTCATTACCGAAACCGTGCGGCATTACACCCAGCCGAAAGAGTGCCGAAGCCATGAAGAGCTTGTTGCTTATGCGAAGAACAAGGGTTACAAGCCGGGGTGGGTATATTATGCGGCAAAAGAACTTGATCTATGGCAATAGGAGAATTTATGACCGAAGAACACATTATACAGAACAAAATACGGCTTGCGCTCTCGGAAAGCTGCATCGTTTTCCGAGTGAACGTCGGCAGCGGCGTGACTTATGACGGGCGGCATTTTGGCACGGGCGTTCCGAAAGGCTTTTCCGACCTTTTCGGGTTTCGGAAGTCGGACGGAAAGGCTTTCTTCATCGAGGTCAAAACGCCGAAGGGAAAGCCGAGTGCGGAACAGCTCGCCTTCCTTGAACAGATGCGGCGGAACGGTGCTGTTTCGGGGATATGCCGAAGTCCCGAGGACGCTCTCCGCCTTATAGGAGCTGATGCGAATGAATGAGGACGAACTTCTCGCTTATCTCGAAAAGGCGGCATACAACCGTCCCGAAGTCATTCCTACGGAGGTCACACGGAACGATGCTTTTCATTACCGTGTGTACTTCCGATTTATGGCGGCGGTCTACGCATTGTATCGGAACAAGGTCTACACGAAGGAACAGCTCACAGAGATTAAAGCAGCTTTCATCAGGGACTGGAAAAGCTTTGCGGCTGTTTCCAAGGCGAACATAAAAACTATACGGGAAATGCAGAGGTTTGAAACGGCTTTGTACGGCTGTCGGAAAAATTCCGGGAACTGTGAATTCTGTTCCCGAATTTCAAGGGTCATCGGTGCTGAAACGCTGCCGAACGAACCCGACATAGCATCGGAGGTGATAGATTGAATTTTGAAGATATTTTAGCACATTTTCACAACGTAAGCCGAAACGGCGGTCAGTGCCGAGCGAACTGTCCTGCCTGCGGTGATACAAAGCAGCATCTTTACATAAAGCAGGAGGACGGAAAAATTCTTTTCGACTGCAAGAAAGGCTGTGCGTTCACGGATATTATCCGTGCGGTCGGTCTTACCGAATCAGACTGCTTTCCCGAAAAGGAAGTCAAAGGCAGGTGGACGCTTCTCCGTGAACATATTTACACCGACGAAAAAGGCGCAAACATTGCCAAGAAACAGATATATGACAAAGGCGACGGCAAGACCGCTGTCTGGTACAGGCTCGAACGAGGACAGTATATAAAGGGCTTGAACGGGACTAAGCTTCCGCTGTATCATCTTCACAAGCTTGTTTCGTCCGCATCAGATACTGTCGTTATCGTCGAGGGTGAAAAGGACGTTGAAACGGCTGAAAAAATGGGTTTCACGGCTACTACCTCACCGAACGGTGCAGGGGCAAAATGGCGTGACGAATACTGCCCGTTCTTCACGGGGAAAAACGTCTGCATCGTTATGGATAATGATGAGGCAGGCGAAGGTTACGGTTATGGAGCGGCTGCAAAGATACGGAAATATGCAAACGCTGTAAAGCTTATCCGAAGTGCTGATATTTACCCCTCGTTAAAGCCTAAAGGTGACATTTCCGACATTGCCGCCGAGATAGGCATAGAGGAAACAAAGCGTTTGCTTACGGAGGCTGTCGGCAGGACAAACAGCTATGTTCCGCCTGCGCCGCAGACTGCGGAAAAGGTCAACCGTGAACTTGAAAATGCCGCTCCCGTGAATGAGTTTATAGCGGAACGCCTTGCCAAGCTCCGTCCGCACGAACGCTTTTCCTGCAATGACAAGGGAAACGGTCAGCTTTTCGCCGAGGTGTTCAAGGACGTTTGCAGGTACAATGTTACGGCAAAGGAATGGTATGTTTACCGTGACGGCTACTGGCAGGCAGACACGGGCGGAATGATAGCAATGCGCTGTGCAAAGGAGCTTCACACGGCTCTTGTGCATTACGGCTCGAATATCACGGACGAGAGCCGTCAGAAGGTTTACCTCGAAAATGTTGCAAAGCTTGCACAGCGGCGTTATCGTGAAACTATGCTCAAAGATGCGCAGGACGGATATTTCGTCAAGTCGGAGGATTTTGACCGCAACGAATGGCTTTTCAACTGCATCAACGGCACATACGATCTTCGCCAGGGATTTTTCCGCAAGCACAACCCGAAAGACCTTATCAGCAAGATATCGAATGTTGTTTATGATGAAAATGCCCGTTCCGACACGTTCGGGAAGTTCATCGGGACGATAATGTGCGGCAGTACGGCAAAGATACGCTATCTGCAGAAGGCGTTCGGGTATAGTCTTACGGGTGACACCTCGCAGGAATGTTTCTTCATTCTCTACGGTGCGACTTCACGAAACGGCAAAGGCACACTTATGGAAACAATGTCGTATATGATGGGAAATGAACGTGGCTATGCAATGGCGGCAGCTCCCGAAACTTTTGCAGGAAAGCAGAACAAGGACAGCCGTCAGGCATCGGGAGATATTGCCCGGCTCAAAGGCGTCCGCTTTCTGAACAGCTCCGAGCCGTCGAAGAAAATGGTCTTCGATGCGGCGCTTCTGAAAACGCTCACGGGACGTGACACTATAACCGCCCGACATCTTCACGAGCGTGAGTTCCAGTTCGTTCCGTCGTTCAAGCTTTTCATCAACACGAACTATCTTCCGCACGTTAATGATGACACACTGTTTGCGTCCGACCGTGTAAATGTAGTTACTTTCGACAGGCATTTTGGAGATGATGAGCGTGACCCCGAGCTGAAAGAAAAGCTGAAGTCGCAGGAAAACATATCGGGGCTTTTTAACTGGTGTCTGGAAGGCTTGCGGCTTTACAAGGCAGAAGGTTTGAAACGTCCGGAGGAAATAGCGGCGGCAACGGCGGAATATCAGAATTCGAGTGACAGGCAAACTATGTTTATAAATGAATGTCTGATATCTTCGGAAGGCTCTGTCTGCAAATCAAGCGACGTTTTCAACATTTACCGTTCATGGTGTCAGGCTAATGGGTATTATCCCGAAAACAAGTCCAATTTTATGGCAGGATTCAGAAACAAGAATTTACTGCATGATACCGGAAGAATAAACGGGAACACATATCATAACGTAATTCTCGGATATACAATAGACCCGGATTATTATGCAGATCCGAATTCGGAATCGGAACAGCAATGGGAAGATATTCCACTTTAACCAGTGGAAAATAACCCCAAATGCAAAAAATGCAAAATTAATGTTAGAGTTCTATATATCAGATATAGAGAGCTTACATAAAATTTGCATTTTTTGCATTGATAAGAAAATTGAATTGATACGGAGGGTTAAAAATGATAAAAAACTTAAAACCAGGCGCAGAAGTCGCCGTAGTTGAACGTGATGAAGCAGGCGAGGCAGTTGAGGCTACAAGGTATATGTTCCTTGCAGTAGCAAAGGAGTTTGTAATTTGTTCGCCGTTCATTGCCTGCGCTGACGGTTGTAAAGACATAGACGGAACGCTTTTATATCACGCGCAGGAAACAGCGGAAGATTATGATACGGATTTATGCGTATTCCCAATTAAAGACTGTTACGAAACAATTGAAGAAGCAAAAGAAGCTTTTGCGCTTGAAACAGACACGGAGGACGAAGAAAATGGCGATGGAAAAGATTAAGGCAGTAGACCCTAAAATAATTGTCGGAGGTAAGGCTGATAAGCCGTATTATCAGATCGAGTATTACGATTTATCGGGCAACGAATGGCATATCGGATATGGATCATACTGTTTAGCTAATGTAAAAGAGTGGCTTAAAACTTGTTTTGAGGTCACAAATGCTGATGTCGCACCCGTGAAGCACGGACATTGGAACACAGGATATTTTCACGACAGGGTGTGTAGTTGTTGCTTACACCCCGATAATGATATAAACGATTATGCTCACAGTTATTGCCCCAACTGCGGCGCAAAAATGGACGGAGGCAACGACAATGATAGATAAAAACACACCTTGGAGCAAAAGAGCTCCATTTGACCCCGAATCGATAACTTGTGGAAGATGTGACAGCGACATTTCAGACCGTGATTTTGAATTTTGCCCGCTCTGCGGTCAGAAGCTTGACTGGTCTTGCCTCAGTGATTCTGAAACGTCTTTCGAGATGGACGGCAAAACTTACAACGTATTCTTCGGTGATGACGATTACGACGATGATGATTAACCAATTTTAGACACGGCTTATAGGAGGGAGAAGATGACGACAACGGAAGTCAAGGAAATACTCGGCAAGGCAAGGTCGGCAGGCTTACAGTATTTCAAAGCGAGGGACAGATACAGAAGCTTTGAACGCAGGCTCACGGGCGGCAAGGCTATCCGATACAACAGCACGGGAGCGGAGTTTGAACACAACGAAAATGCGGTTGAAAACGCATACTGCGAGCTGTCTGACCGTGAAGCCGAGATGAACAGGTGCAGAGATGGTTTGTCGGTGCCGTACCGTGCGGCAGGAAAGCTCATCTATCTTGTGGAAGATGATAAAAGGCGGCAAGTCCTCAATATGCGCTATCTCTACTGTAAGTCCTGGGAGCAGATCGCAGCGGAGCTGAATGTCAGCGTTCGTTATATACATAAACTTCACGGAACCGCTCTCAAAAAAATTTCCCGAAAGGCTTGACAGTTCACTATGTTTGTGCTAAAATTGATATAATGAAATTTTTATATCCGCTTACAGTTTTCTGTCAGCGGATTTTTTTATACCCAAAAGGAGGTGAAGATCACGGGCAAAACAAATCCGCTCCGATATAAGTCCGCCGCGGAAATGTCGGTGGCTATCGAGAAGTATTTCAAAGACTGCGAGGGGCACGTTCTGACCGACAGCGGCGGCAAAACTGCTGTATATGACAAGAATGGTGAACCCGTGATAGTCGGCGCTCACCCTCCTACTGTAACGGGACTGGCTCTTGCTCTTGGATTCAAGACAAGACAGTCCCTTCTTAATTATCAGGCACGTTCGGACAAGTTCAACGACATCATCACCGTTGCGAAATCACGTTGCGAGGAATACGCAGAGCGCCGCTTGTACGACCGTGACGGCGTGAACGGGGCGAAGTTCTCGCTTACGAATAATTTCAAGGGGTGGCGTGAAAAGCCGCTTGAAGACACCTCTGACGCACTCTCGAAGCTTGACGAAGTGCTTTCCAAGATCGGGGGCGGCGAATAATGGCTTTTTCTCCTATGCAGCAAGAATATTTTCGCTCAGCAACGCACCGTTGGAACGTGAAATCGGGCGCTACCCGTTCGGGCAAGACCTATATGGACTACTTCGTTATCCCGAAGCGCATAAGAGCTGTCGCAGGCAAAGAGGGGCTTGTGGTTCTTCTCGGCAACACGAAAGGCACTTTACAAAGAAACATCATCGAACCGCTCCGTGATATGTGGGGTTCGGCGTTCGTGACGGACATTCGCTCGGACAACACGGCGGAGCTGTTCGGGGAGCATTGTTACTGTCTTGGTGCGGATAAGATAACGCAGGTCGACAGGCTTCGGGGTTCATCTATCAAATACTGCTACGGTGATGAGGTCGTGACATGGCATCAGGGTGTTTTCGATATGCTCAAATCCCGACTTGACAAGCCTTACAGCCGCTTTGACGGGACGTGCAACCCCGAGGGGCGGCATCATTGGTTCAAGAAATTTCTTGACAGCGATGCGGACATCTACTGTCAGAAATACACTCTCGATGATAACCCTTTCCTCTCGGCTGATTTTGTGGAAAATCTGAAGCGTGAATATCAGGGTACGATCTACTATGACCGATACATTTTAGGCGACTGGGTGAACGCAGAGGGGCTTATCTACCGCACATTCGCAGACAGCCCCGAAAGCTTTATCACAGATGATCTCGAAAAGTATGATATCATCTTTGCAACGATAGGCGTAGACTTCGGCGGCGGTTCATCGGCTCACGCTTTCAACTGCACGGCTTTTACAAGAGGTTTCCGTGAGATCATAACGATACACGATTACCGCAGAAAGGACGCTGCAACGCCGAAACAGCTTTATGATGACCTTGGAAAATTCATCGAAGAGTGCAGGCTCATTGCAGGCGGACGTTTTCCCGTGACCGATATGTACTGCGACAACACAGAACAGACGCTCATCGGCGGAATAAAAGCTGAAGCTGCACAAAACGGCTGGAAGATAAACGTCCACAATGCACGGAAAAAGGAAATAAACGACCGTATTCGCTTCTACTGCATTTTGCAGGGTGCAGGACGGTACAAGATACATAAAAGCTGCACGGCGACGATAGACGCGTTCTCGGAAGCAATGTGGGCGGACAGTCAAACTGCGGATATCCGCCTTGATGACGGCACGACCAACATTGACAACCTCGATGCGCAGGAGTACTCCACAGAGCCGTATATGAAAGATATTCTGAATGTAAGGGTAAGGTGATAAATTGATATTAAACGACTATACTGCGGCGTTCCCGAACGAGGACGCACCGAGCCTTGAAAAGTTTTACAACGATATGTACAGCTGGACGGAGGTTTACAAAGGCAAGCCGTACTGGAACACGGTCAGGCGTTCGGGTTTATACAAAAAGGGCTTGCGCCGAATGAACCTGCTGAACGCAGGAAAGATACTTTGCGATGAGCTGTCTGTCCTCTGCTTTGCGGAACAGGTCGAGATAGCCTGCGACAATGAGCAGTACAAGGAATACATTGACAAGGTAATGAACGAGCAAGGGTTCTGGAAGCACGTTCCCGAGCTTACCGCCCGTTCATTTGCCGAGGGCGGCGGAGTGCTTCGGGAGTATGTCAAAGACGGAAAAATACTCATGAACTACATATCGGCGGCGGATTTTCTTCCGCTGTCGTGGGATAACAAGCGCATTACTTCCGCTGTTTTCCGCTCGTCTTTGGTCAAGGGAAAGCTCTTCTACACGATCTTCGAGCGGCAGACGCTTCTTCCCGACGGAAAAAACAGGACGGAAACATTTCTTTTCAAGTCGAACAGCGAAAATGCTGTCGGTGAACGCTGCCCTTTGAGCGAGCTGTTCGGCGATGCTCCCGATTTCATCGATTCAGAGATACCGATGCCGACTTTTCAGTATTTCCGTCCTGACGTGGCGAACAATGCAGAGTTCTATGTTCCGCTCGGTATTTCGGTCTATGCGAATGCTCTTGATACACTTAAAGCGCTCGATGTGGCGTTCGACAGCTTTGCGAGGGAGTTCGTTCTCGGCAAGAAAAGAATAATCGTACCGAGCAGTTGTGTTCAGACCGTAATTGACCCGACAACGGGTTCGGAGGTGCGGTATTTCGATGCCGATGACGAGGCTTATGTTGCGCTCAAATGCGATGAGGACAAGGACCTTAAAATAACCGACAACACTATCGAGCTTCGTGTGGACGAGCATATCAGGGCTATCAATGCTCTGCTGAATATACTCTGCTTTCAGACGGGACTTTCCGCAGGAACGCTTTCGTTTGATGCGAACGAGGGTATGAAGACCGCAACGGAAGTCATATCGCAGGAAAGCAAAACGGCTCGGACGGTCAAGGGTCACAAAAATCAGCTGGTGGAACTCTTTGAGGAATTCTGCAAAGCCATTATTGAACTTGGCATAAGTCTTGACGAACTTCCGAGGACGGAATACAAGCTTTCCGTTGGCTTCAAGGATAACGTCATAATTGACGAGAACACTCTCATCGACAACAACATCAAGCTTGTTGAAGCAGGCTTACAGAGCAAGGCAGAGGCTATTATGGAGATTTTCAAGTGTGATGAGGAAACGGCTCTCAAAAAGATAAAGCGCATTGCCAAAGAGCAGAATATGGGCGGTGCGCAGTTGGACGATATTTTAGGTAAGGCAGAATGACACGGCTTGAACTTATGGAGCTTGCGGAAGAATGTTCAGACGTTCTCACAGCAATGGAAGATGACCTTTTGCAGAACATAGCCGAATATCTTTCCGAGGGTCGGGCGGACATTCCAACGGCTCAATGGAAGATACAGCAGCTTGCGGCTCTCGGAAAGCTTGACAGGGAAAATATCCGCACAATTGCCGAATATTCGGGCATTGCCGCCGATATGGAAGAGATCGCAATGACGAGGGCTGCTCTTGCGGCGGTCAAGGATATGGACGAGGGGTTCGGAAAGCTTGTTTCGAACGGCATTATCGAGGGAACTGACGTGCCTATGGAAGAAGCCGCTTTGCAGGCGGCGGCAATGTACAGCAAGCAGGCTAAAGACCGCCTGAACAAGGTCAACACCGTTATGCGGTACTTCGCAAGGGCCACTGCGGCGGCTGCCGTGAACAAGGCGGCGGAGATCGTGAACAAGCAGCAGCACCTTGACACGCTGAACAAGGCGGCAGGCAAGGTCATAATGGGCGCAGAGAGCCGACAGACAGCCGTTCGGCAATGCATAAAGGAAATGTCCGAGAAAGGCATTCCTGCATTTGTGGACGCTGCAGGACGGCAATGGTCGCCCGAGGCTTACGTCAATATGGACGTTCGCACGACCTGTTCCAATGCGGCGCACGAGGCGCAGTTCGCCCGAATGAATGATTATGACATTGACCTGATTGAAACGAGTTCACACCCGGGCGCAAGGCCGAAATGCTCGCTCGACCAAGGCATGATTTTTTCCAAGAGCGGCAAGAACAAAAAATATCGTGCTTGGAGTACATCAAGCTACGGTGAACCCGACGGAATCCTCGGCATCAACTGCGGACATCATATTTACCCTCATATCGAGGGCGTTTCAACGCAGACGTATTTCCCGTATGACAAAGAGGAAAACGACAAGCTTTACAAGCAAAAGCAGGAACAGCGCAGGCTTGAACGTGAAGTGCGTTCGGCAAAGCGTGAAGTTTCTATGCTGAACTCCGCAGGTGACAAAGAGGGTGCAAAAGCCGCCAAGGACAGAGTAAAGCGCAGGACAGCCGCTTACAACGAATACTGCGAGAAAACGGGGCTTCCGAGGAAAGCGGACAGATTGACGGTTACCTCGACCACACACAAAAAAGTTTCAATAAATGAAACTCCAAGTTTTAATCCTAATTTAAAAGCAAACTGGAATGCGATAAACAGCACTGGATACGCTGATAAATACAGAGGGTTGACTAAATTTGGATTCGGTGATAAAAATATAATGCGGAACGCAAGAGAGATCATTGAAAACTGCGATGGTACAGAATTTGAAGAATTAAGACTTTTTAAGTATTTCAGCGGAAAAATACATGGAAAACCCATAAAGCTTAACGAATATGGAACGCAGGGTCAAGGAGTAGGCTTGCCTATTGGTGACTGTAAACCGGGAAGTATAATTCTGCTGCACAACCACCCGAACAGTACAGCGTTCAGCTTCGATGATTTCGCTACATTGAACAACAATCCCGAAATACGAACGATTATTGCAGCGGGACACGATGGCACAGTTTATAAATTATCTGTCGGTAACGGGAAAAGACTTGACTTACGAAACAATATGGATTATAATTTCTATTATAATCGTTGGAAATCAATATACAGAAACGGAAATGGCGATATTTCATCTGTTATTGAATTTTCAAAAGCATTGGGGTGGGATTTTGGAAAAGAATAATATCAAAAACATTCGTCTGTATGAAAAGCCAGAAGAGCTTATGACGGAAAAAGAACGAGATGAGTATTATAAGTCTTTTAGCGGTCTTACTTATGCGGAGTTTATCAAAGAACATAAAAACGATACCGTTGAAAGCGTTATGCAGGAGGTATTAAGTCATAATGGATAACTTTGTTGTGATCTATATTTTAACAACCCTGAATTATTAAAAAGTAAGGACAAACGGCTCTTCGATTATCTTGAAAGGATGATGAACGATGTTTGATGCACAAGAGTTTATACGAACATTTAGTGCCAAACCACATACGATCAGAGAGCTTTTCAACGCATTGACAGATAACGGATTGACAAAGGAAGAAGCTGACAAGGAGCTGAAAAAGCATTTCAAATCAGTGAAAAACGAGGGTTTTGACCAACACACGCCGATAAATGATAAGCACTCTGAATAAGGGTGCTTTTCTTATGCCCGAAAGGAGATGAACTCAATGGCTTCCACACTCATTCTTCTGTATGTGCTCAATGCAAGTACAGCTATACCGACAGGCTGTTTTGTTGCGGCTTGGGTGCTGTATTTTATTCAATGTGTTTGCGGCATTGTAAAGTTTTTGTGCAACAAGTTCTCTGATTCAGACTAAATTGTCCTTAACTTTAGCTTGCTGTACTCGAATATTAATATGACCGTCAACCGCCGCAGATAGGCGGTTTTTCTATACCCGAAAGGAGATGATAACGTGATAAAAGAGAGCAAATACGTCAATGGTATCGCATCGAAGATATCTATTGACCCTTCCGATGAAGGTATTGTCATTGTATCGAACGACGAATGTACACGAATATGGGTAAAGGGAAAGGAAATTCTCTGCGGAACAAATGCAGTATTTACCCATAAAGCAGGCGAGTGTCCAAGGCTTGAATTGAAAATCGAGCCGTAAAAAACAACTAAATACAGAAATAAGCGTTCGGTTCTCCAACAGTTGGAGGACAGGGCGCTATTTTTATGCCCGAAACACTCTTACGGCTTAAAACTGCGAGCGGAATAAACAGCCGACAGGCTATAAACGGAGGTAATTTCAATGGCAGAAACAAACGCAAACACAACCGTAACCGAAACCAATATGGCAGAAAACAGCGGAGGTGATCCAACACAGCCCGTAAGTCCGCAGGGCGAAAAGGGTGTATCTACGAACGAGGGTGCGGAAAAGACCTTCACACAGAAAGAGCTTGACGATATCGTTAAGCAGAGGCTTGACAGGGCTAAGAAAGATATGCCCTCGAAAGATGAGCTGAAAGCCTTTAAGGAATGGCAGGACAGTCAGAAAACTGCGGAACAGCTTTCGCAGGAAAAGATAACCGCCGCAGAGAACGGCAGGACAGAGGCTGTGAAGCGTGCTGAGGCGGCAGAAGCCAGATGCACGGCTTATTCCAAAGGCGTGAAGTCCGAAGCCGTAGACGATGTTATAGCACTTGCTATGGCTAAGGTGAGCGACAGCAAGACCATTGAGCAGGCTATTGACGAGGTAGTGACGAAATATCCGTCATTCTGCGGCACGGTTCAGACCAAAGGCATCACAACGGGCGTTGACCTTTCGGGCGGCTCAAACAACAAAGACGGGGTGACGGCGGCTTTCCTTGCCCGAAACCCGAATATTAAAATTTAATTGGAGGTATAAAATTTATGGCACATGAATCACAGGAAAGATATTCAAACCTTGTACTTGCAAAGCTCCGTCAGGAGAGCGTCCTCAAGGTCGGCGTTGTATTCAACAAGGACTATGAGGGTTCACCTGCGGCAGGACTTGTTAAGATACCCGTAAGAGATACCGAGGTCGCAGTTTCCGACTATGACCGTGCGAACGGCATCAAGGCAGGCATCGGTTCAACGAGCTATGAGAACTTCGTCATTGACAAGGACAAGGCTGTAAACGAGATCATTGACGGCTACGATGCGGCAACAGTCCCCGACAATCTTGTTGCAGACCGTCTTGACAGCGCAGGCTACTCCCTTGCGCTCCAGGAGGACAATGACGGCGCTTCCGTGCTTATTGCAGGCTCTACGCCGATGAATGTTGCAACCCTCACAAAGGACAACATTTACAGCACTATTGTGGATATCCGCACTGCTATGAACAAGGCTAACATTCCTATCAACGGACGTTATCTTCTTGTTACTCCCGAAACTTCGGCGCTTATCCTCAACGCTCCCGAATTTATCAAGGCTTCCGCTCTCGGTGATACGGTAGTTCAGACAGGCGCTGTCGGCAAGATCGCAGGCTTCCTTGTCCTCGACTGGAATGACGGCACAGCGAACCTTGCAATGATCGCAGGTCACCCGAAGTTTGCTACAAGAGCGGAAGAGTTCAAGGTCGGCGTACACCTTCAGGACCTTGGCGGTTCGGGTCAGTACATCGGTGCAAGCGCTGTTCAGGGTCGTATGGCTTACGGTCATAAGGTACTTCGTTCCGTTGCTATCCGCACGGTGTACTCCCCTGCCGCTCTTACGGTTTCGCTTTCGGCAGGCTCGGCAAAGGGTAAGACTGTTGCAGCTGTAAGCGCAGGCAACACAGGCACGACTTATCAGTACAAGGTAAATCCTCCCGTTCGTGCGGCTTATGGCACAACTTCTGAGAGCTACGGCGGTACGGAGCTTACAAGCGGCACTACCGAGATCACAGCAGCCGAGGGCAGCGTTATTGAGGTAGCAAACATCTCTTCGGGCAAGGTCGTTGCTGTCGGCTACATCACCGTCAAGGCTTCGGACATCAAGGCGTAATGGCATACATCACAGCCGAGTATTACCGTGATGTTTATCACGGTGATGCTCCCGAAGATGAACTCCCCTCTCTTATCGAACGTGCGGAAGATGCTGTAAACGGCTTGTTTTTCCGTGCGCCCGACACAGAAAAGCTGACGGAGCGGCAGAAAGAGCTGCTCCGAAAGGCTGTTGCGGCGGAGGTCACATATCTCGATAATGCAGGAGGCGTTTCCGCTCTGGACAGCGGTTCGTTCGGGCAGGCAACGCTCGGAAAGTTCAGCTATTCGGGCGGCACTTCGGGCAGGACTTACAACGGCGTGAATATATGTCCTACGACCGTTTCCCTGCTTGAACAGGCAGGACTGCTCGGAAGGGGGCTTGCTCCGTGACAGCTATTCCGAAGTCAATGCTTCCGCACAGCTGCACGCTCGAAACTCCGCTCGATGAGGACGGGTACGGAAAGGTCAGCTATTCCGAGCCCGTCACGCTGAAAAATGTAAGGATAGACCCGTCATCGTCTGTTTCGACCGACAAGCAGAACCGAGAGCTTCGGCTTTCGGCGGTGCTTATCTATGATTGTCGGAATTCATCGGGGACGGACGGTTTCACGGAAGAACAGCGCATTACTTTTGAGGGCAGAGAGTACACAGTACACAGCATTGACAAGCTTTACGACCGCAGAAAGCTGCATCATTATGAGGTGGGATTGGTATGAGTGTTACTGTTAAATTCGACAAGGAAGCCTGCATAGCAAGGATAAAGAATGCGGCAGAGGGTGAAGCTTTGTTCATTACATCGGAACAGGTGCTTAAAGACTGCAACTATTACTGCAAGCAGGATCAGGGAACTCTCATAAGCAGCAGTATCACCCACTCACAGCCCGAAAAGGGCAAGCTTATATGGAAAACACCTTACGCCAAGAAACAGTATTACTTACAGACGGCTCACACGGATGTGAACTCGAACGCAAGCTGGATGTGGTGCCACAAGGCAAAGGCGGAACACCTGAAAGAGTGGCAAAAAGCTTTTGATACTGCTTTCAAGAACGAAATGAGGAAGAAATGACACCACAGCTTGAACTTTTTGAGTATATAAAATCCCTCACGGGGTTAAAATTCACGGCAATGCTGCCAAAAGGCAGCGGCTATGCGGCACAGATCGCACCGGGCAAAGAGGATAACATCTTCTTTGACGGTGCAAAGGAAAACACTATGTCGGTGCTATTTCTCGGCAAGAGCAAAGATCAGCAGGAGCTTACAGACCGACTGTACAGGCTTTGCAATGATCTGACCGCAAAGCGGAAGCACACAAACAGCAGGTTTATAATTCGGTGCATCAATGCTTCGACCGCTCCGACGTTCGTCTGCAAAGAGGACGGCGGCTTCTATGTGTGGTCATGTATCATTGATGTACACTACATAATGAAAGGATAAAAAATATGAGTGAAGCAGAGAAAAAAGTAACAACGCTTGCAATAAACTATGACTATGCGCTGAAGATCAACACAACTCCGAAAGGGCCTTCTCCTACAATGGCGGTCGTTTCGGACGGCTTTGACAACATCGGCAAGAGCCTTAATGAAGTGCTTTATCAGGGTTCGTTCCTTGGCGACGGCGGTTGGGGTTCGACCGAAGTCACGGGCGGTCAGCTCACCGTAACGCTTTCGGGCGTAAGAAAGCACGGTGACGCTGCGCAGGACTACATCTTCTCCGATGCGGTCAAGAACAACTGGGGCGATGCCCGAAAGACCACATTCGAGATCACCTATCCCGACGGCGGAAAGGTCAGCGGCGGCATCACGCTTGCGAAGATCACCGAGGGCGGCGGCGCATCGCAGGGTGCGGACGCTGTAACGGTCGAGATACACTTCAACGGCAAACCAACATTCACACCTGCAAGTCAGGTATAAAAGCATGAACGGTATCGAAGAAAAGCTTTGATACCGTTCTTCTTTTAATTTGAAAAGGAGTTTTGTATATGGCATATCAGGCAAGGCGTTCTTCTGTACTCACAGAGGATATTGAGCTTATAAACAAGGATAATGATGCAGAAAAAGTCCTGCACATTGAATTCAATGCTGACAGAATGGCTCGTGAATTCAATACTGCCCGAAACGGTATCATTCGTGCGCAGAAAGAGGTAAATGAGGGCAAAACTACCGATGCCTATACCGCTTTCGGCAATGCCGCTATTGAAATGTTCAAGGTCGTTTTCGGGGAAGAAAACACGCTTGCGATACTTGAATTCTATGAAAACAACTACGTCGAAATGGTTTCGGAGCTTATGCCGTTCATCACCGATGTTGCCGCTCCTGCGGTACAGCAGGCGGTCGATGCGAAGAAACAGCAGCTTGCGAACAACTATAAATTCAGCCGCAAGGAACGCCGCAGACTTGGTTTATGGTGAAATTTTCTATTACACGGTCGAATGATGATCTTATTGCCTACAAAGGGAAAAAGTATCATCTGACGCTGTATTTTGACCGTGTTATCGAGGCACGGCGGCTCATTGCCGAGAGTACGCTAAGCACAGCCGACAGCATCAGAGCGGCGCTTTTTATGCTGTGCAGCGGCTGTGAACGGCTCGGGAATGCTGACTGCTCGGAACTGCTTATAAAAATATTCAGCGAATACATAAACGGTGATGAAGATCCTTCCGAGGGAGAACACGAACCGCTTTTTGATTTTGAGCAGGACGCAGAATATATCTTTTCCTCGTTCGTTATGGATTATGGGATCGATCTGAAAAAAGAGTGTGGGAAGCTGCTTTGGTGTGATTTTATTGCGCTCTTCAAGGGGTTATCGGAGAAAACAAAGATGCGTGAGGTAATTTCGATACGGGCAAGGAAGATCCCTGCTCCCACGAAATACAACCGTGAGGAAATACAGTCTATCACGGAGCTGAAAAGGTTTTACGCTCTCAAACGGACGGCGGCACAGAAAAAAAACAGCTTTAATTCCGACCTTGCGGGATTGGCTGAAACCTTAAAGCAAAGGGCGGTGGTGATGAATGGCAGAAGCTGACGGCGAAGTATTATTTGAAGTCCGTGCAAAGCTGGACAAGCTTGAAGCGGATATGGAGGCGGCACAGGGCAAGGTGGAAAAGGGCGGAAACGCTATGTCTTCCATTGCCAAGGGCGCAGCGGCGGCTATCGGTGCGGCATTTGTTGCTGCAGGAACGGCTGTCGTATCTTTCGGAACGCAGTTTGAAACCGCTATGGCAGGTGCGTCCACGCTTATTGATACCAATGCAAACAGCATGGACGCTATCAGCGCAAGTATGCTCGACCTTTCCGACAAGACGGGCATTGCGGCTGATGCGCTCGGAAACACGCTTTACAATGCTTTATCGGCGAGTGCTGTATCATTTGACGGCACAGCGGAGAGTATTGACAAGGCTTCCGATTACCTCGAAAAGAATGCAAAGCTTGCAAAGGCAGGTTTCACCGACATCGACACGGCTGTTACCACAACTGCGAAGATAATGAATGCTTACAACATGAGCATCGAGGACACCGACAAGGTGCATAAGATACTCATGCAAACGCAGAACAACGGTATTACTACTGTTGGTGAACTTGGTTCATGCCTTGCGAACGTAACTCCGACAGCGGCGGCTCTTGGGGTAGAGTTCGATCAGGTCGGTGCGGCTTTGGCTACGATGACGGCGGCAGGTACTCCTGCGGCTCAGGCGACCACACAGCTAAATGCTTTGTTCAATGAACTCGGACAGACGGGTTCAAAGGCTGACCTTGCGATCCGTCAGCTTACGGCGACCGTTCCTGCGGCAACCGAAGAACAGCTATCGGCTATGCAGGAGGGCTTCGACAAGGAATACTCGGCAACGCAGGACGCTTATTCGGCGCAGGAAAAGGCATACAGCAAGTCGCTTGAAAAGCAGAAGGACGCTCTTTCCGATTCTTATGACGACCGTATAGACAAGCTTTCCAAGAATCTCGATAAGGAGCTTGACGAGTTTGAAAAGACGAAGGAAAAGGAAGCCAACGAACTTGACAAATCGCTCGAAGCTGAGATGGACGCTCTCGAAAAGGCTCATAATCAGAAGCTTGCACTTATTGACGATGAGTACACCGAGAAGCTGAAACTCAACGATGAACAAAAGTACATTGCTATCAAGGCTGTGGAAGCGGAGATAGATGCGCTCAACAAAAAGACCGAAGCGGAGCAGAAAGCGGCAGAAGCAGCCGAGAACGCCGAAAAGCTCAAAAGCTTAAAGGATAAAGCAAGCAAGGCAACTGACCCCGAGGAGCGCAAAGCGGCTGAAAAGGAAGTCGCAGACTTTGAAGCCAAACTTGCCCGTGAAAAACGAGCTGAGGAGCGAAAAGCTCAGATCGAGGACTTAAAGGACAAGAAAGAAAACCTCAAAAAAGAGTATGACGATAAAAAAGAAGCTCTCAAAGAGGAACAGGAAGACAAAAAGAAAGCCGAAAACGAAAAATACAAGGAGGACAAAAAGGCTCTTACTGCCGAGCAGAAAGCCAAAAAAGAAGCACTCAAAGAAGAGCAGGAAGAGAAGAAAAAGGCTTTAAAGGAAGAACAGTCCGAAAAGCTGAAAGCCCTCAAAGATGAAAAGCAGCAGGCTCTTGACAATATCAAAGAGATCAACGAAGCTTCACTTGATGCTTTCAAGAAAACAAACAAGGAAAAGCTTGCAGAGCTGAAAAAATCGCAGAAGGCCGAGCTTGCGGCGGCTAAAAAGGGTTCGGGTGACGGCAAGAACTTCTCTGACCTTATGGCTGAAGACTATACATATCAGGAAGTCGTTGAAATGCTCGACAAATATGCGCAGGACAACGGACTGACTATCTCGGATATGTTCGGCTCGACCGAAGCAGGCAAGGCGGCGCTTGCTGTAACGGGCGAAAATGCGGATAAATTCAACAACAACCTTTCCGCAATGAACACCGACAGTGACGTTGTAGGTGAGGCTTATGACAAGGTAGCCGACACGACCGCAGAGAAGTTCAACAAGCTTGTGAACACGCTGAAAAACAGCGGTATTGAAGTTTTCGACAGCATAAAGGACAAAATCGGTGAGCTTTTCTCCGATGAAAACCTTGAAAAGGTCCAGCGGCTCATTGACCCTATCAAGGGGCTTGTGGAGAACGTTCTGCCGCCCGTTATGGACATTCTGCTCGACCTTATCGACCCGGTATCTGAACTGGTGGAACAGCTTCTTCCCGTTATAGAAACGCTTCTGAACTCCTGCGCGGACATAATAGCGGAGCTTGCAGAGCCGCTGACGGACGTTATAAACGAGGTTCTGCCCGTACTGGCGGATATTCTTGATGCACTGCTTCCACCGCTTATGGATATCATAAAGTCACTTCTGCCGCCATTGGTAAAGGTGCTTGAAACGCTTGCGAAGCCGCTGCTGGAGCTTATAGAGAAGCTTCTTCCGCCGATAGTTCAGCTGCTTGGGACGATCTCGCCGCTCATTGAAGCGCTTTCGCCTATCATTACTTTCCTTGCGGAAGTTCTGGGCGGTGTACTCGGTGAAGCCATTGAAGCCGTTATGCCGCTGATAGATTTTCTTTCGGACACTATCACTTTCCTGCTTGACACGCTGACGAACCTCATCAATTTTATTGTCGGAGTTTTTGCAGGCGACTGGGAAAAGGCTTGGACTGCGATCGTCGACCAGTTCAAAAACGTCTTCGAGATGATCCCTAAGATCGCAGAGGACGTTGTAAACGCTGCGATCGGACTTATAAACCGGATCATTGATAAGATAAATGATTTCACGGGAGTTCTCGGCATTGAAATAGACAAAATCGACAATGTTGACTTTACTCCCGATGATGAAAGCAGCAGCGGCGGTTCTGATATGGGCGGAGGAGGAAGCGGCGGTAAGCGTGACGGTTCAGCTCCGGGATATGCTTTCGGGTCGGATTTCATTCCCGAAGATGATTTTCCTGCAACGCTGCACCGAGGCGAAGCGATCCTTTCAGCGGGTGATGCGGAAGTGTTCCGTGCGCTCGGCGGCAAGGGAAGCCTTGAAAGAATGGCGGCTGAACCTATGGGCGGCGGTGCATCGGAAGAACTGGCGGTAGCTCTTGGCAGGCTTGCGGAAAGCGGCGGCACTACGAACAATATCACGCAGAACAACTACAGTCCAACGGAGCTTAGCCCTTACGACACAAAGAGATACTTGGAACAGGTTGCACAGCAGCTTTCGGAAAGGAAGTAGCCGATGAGAATTTACTATATCAATCCCGACGGAAACAGGTTCGACCTTTGGGGTGGCATTGAAGTAACGCAGGTAAGCGGTGTGAACCCTTCCTGCGCTGTTACGATGAACGAGAATGCTTTCGGTGATGGTGCTGACTACATCGGTGAGCGCATCAACTCCCGTAATATCGTACTGACGCTCTATCCCTGCTGTGATTATGATGAGGCACGACTTGCGCTCGGCAAGATCTTTTACGGCAATGGCGAGGGAACGCTCGGCTTCATCTATGATGACAATGAGGAACGCAGGATAAGCTGTCGCTTTGAAAGTATGACCGCTGTTCTTGCGGCACGTCCCGGAACGATGCAGGTCTCATTGCTTTGCGGCGACCCGTATTTCATAAAGAACGGGGCTTTGACGCTTATCTGCGGAGATAATGCGATGTGGGAGTTCGACGACTGGGAGCTTTCCGAGGAAGATGCTTTTGAATTTGGAAAGCTTTCTTCGGGCTCATCTGCATTCATATCAAACGACGGCGAAACAGACGCAGGCTGTATCATTCGGGCAGAGGTCAAGAGTTCCGTCAATGGCATAAAGATAGTGCAGGCAAGCTCAAAGGAATACATTGCACTGCGAGGGACTTTCTCGGCAGGCGAAATAATAACTATCGACACACGGCCACGCAGAAAGGCTATCAGGCTTTCGAATGTAACTTCCGATACCGAAACGGACATAATGCCCCGTCTGTTATGGGGTTCGGCGTTCTTCTCTATCCCCCGAGGCGGCTGTCGGGTATATGCGGCTTTGGATAACGGTTCTGATGCACTCAACATCACGATCAGACTTGACGAAAGATACAGAGGTGTATAGCAATGGATATGTATGTTTACAACAAGGCTCTTGATCTCATCGGCGTAACGGATCAGGTCACATCGCTTATGTGGACAAAGCACTGTCCGCTCGGTGATACTTTCACGGCGGTTTTCCCTGCGAACGAAAACAACCTTAAACTCATACGTCCACAGATGATAATTGAGATACCCGGGCGATACTCGGGTATCATCACACATCGCAGTATGAGCGGCACTAAAGGCGTGATAAATGTATCGGGCTGTTCTTTTGACGGTATGCTCAACAGCAGAGCCATTGCAGACGGCTCATACACTGATTCGCTTCTGACTATCATTGACAAGAACCTCGGTGAAGCTGTGAAAAACACCAAACGCCGTTTTGAATGTACCTACGTTGACAAGACGGTCGACTGCGCAAAGCTTGACCGCGAAACCATAACCTACATGAATCTCGGTGACTATGCAAGCAAGATATGCAATGAGAACGACCTGCTTCTCCGTTCCGAGATCGAGCACGGTGACCGAAACAAGATACGTATCTATGCACGAAAAAGTGCTGACAGGTCGATACACCAAGATGCGAACGCTCCTGTTGTGTTCTCGGAGCTTTACGACAATGTGAGCAGTATGGACGCTATATATTCGGAGGAGGGCAGTATCAACAGCGCTTTTATTTATTCTGAGGCGGAATCGGACACGGTTGCGGCCTGGCAGGGTGAATTCGGTGACGGTGAGGGGTACAGCCGCCGAGAGGGTGTTTATCAGATAGACCCTGTTATAGTTTATGACTATAAGCTGAACAAAGACGGTGATACAATCTGGTACCCCGTTCTGGATAGGGTGCGGACAGCTCAAAGGGCTTCCGACTTCTTCAAGAATAACTGCTCCGAATTTACCGACTGCATTGATGCGGCGGTCAAGCTTGATGCTGACTATGCCAAGCGGTTCGATGTCGGGGACATTGTGACTGTTTACAGTTCACGCTTCGGAATCTCCCAAGACGCTCGGATAACGGAGATATCGGAGAGCTTCACAACAAGCGGATTGAGCATCAATGTTACTTTCGGCGAGCCTACGAAGTGCTTGAAACAGATGATTGGAGGTAGATAAAATGTCAAACGAATACGGATTTTTTGCGTCAAAGGAACACGACAGACGCTA